ACAGCATTCAACCACGCCTTGATTTCCTCGGACACACCGGAAAGGCCGCTGATCCAAGTGTCGGTTCCCGTGGGCGGGATCAGCTTGGCCGGGTTCAAATCGCTGTTCCAAACCCGATATACCTTCACACCGCCCACGCCGGGAATGGCGTTCACCTTTTCCAGATAATCCGCACGGTTGCCGCCGAAGGCTTGGGCGTTCAGGCTATCCATGTAACGCTGTCTGAAAACCTCGGTATCTTCTTCATCCTCACCGGGGATCACCACGGCGGAAATGGAACAGGTTTCAAGCCCGTCCACATACTCAATGGGAATCACCGTTCCGGTGTAGTCATTACCGGCTTCACCAGCGGTTTCACAGGTGATTTCATATTTACCACTTCCACGGTCAGCCGAAACATAATAGTTCAGTTCTCCAATGGAAAAGCGGGTGTTCATGGGAAGGTGCAAGGTGGTTGGTGTAATGCTCAACTGCAACACGGCGGGGCTTGCCGGTTGCGGTTTCAGCCCCCTTTCTGCCGCCCTCAAAATGAGATAAGGGCGGGTTGCGGTGTCTGCAAAGGTTTCATTCAGCACCGTATCAAGGGCAATATAAAGGTTCTGCAATTCCACGGCGGCGGGGGCATCACCGCACCAAACCAACGAACCTTCACGGGTGTCCAAATTGCCATTGATGGAAAGCGCCTTCTGAAGCATCCGGGAAAGGATTGCTTCATAGGTCTGTGCTTCATACATCAGATTTCAACCCCCAATTCTGCATTGATTTCGCCAAAAATGCTGACCACCGTGAAGGTAGTCAGCACTTTCTTTTTGTTCACCGTAAATTCAAAGTTCTGAACCGCCGTGATCCTATCATCCTGAAGCAAGGCTTCACGAACCCGGCGTTCAATTTCGGGAATACAGTATTCCACATCTTTCCCGATCAGATTATGAAGTTCAACCCCATAATCCCAAGAATGGATCAACCATTCATAGCGTTCTGTGTTCAGGATCAGAAAAACCGCCTGTTCCACAGCTTGGATTTCATCAATGGTGCCGATGATGGTCAGGTTGTTGTGGTTCATCCTGAAAGTACGGCTTGGAAGGGTTTCAATGGTGAAATCCTGTTTAATATCATCCTGCACTTGCGGAATCATCATCAAGCCCCCTTTACTCGGTCAATAACCACGAATTTCTTTCCTTGCTGAACCCGGATCAGAAGCACCTTTTCACCGGCCTTCAAAGCATTGTGAACCTTGAAGGTTTTCTTGCCAACATAGGCGTGTTTGTGGGCTTCATAAGCCGCCGCACCGGAACCACCGCCTTTGTCCTCGGTGCTGTGGTTCACCGTCATATCAACTTCAAAATCAGTCACATTCCGGGTCAGGATCAGCATTTTGGAAGTGTAGATGGATTTCTGATCCACCTGAATTTTCAAGGGTGAAGCGGAAAGGACAGTTCCAAACAGGATGTTCACCGGCTTCCCGGCTTCCACAGCTTCCACCGCCGCCCGTTTCACAACTTCAACAGGATTAGGCAATAAATTCACCCCCGATCAGGTCAAGTTCCATCATGTGTTCATCACCCCTGAAGGTGTGGGTGACTTTGTTCACCACCATGTAATTGTTGGTGACAATATCCCCAAGGTTCAGGGCCACCACCACGGCGCTTCCAGCACGAACCCGCACATCACCGAAAGCGTTCTGAATGGTCAGCTTGCGGGTTTTCTGATCGTACAGCTTCAACAGGGCATCCGCCTTGGCGGAAGCGCCCGTTTTGGTCTGAACTTCTTCAAAATATTGAAGAACACCCCATTGGTTCATTTTCGCCCCGTCCTGTGCAATGAACAATTCCCGCTTACCGGTTTTTTCATCGTTATAGGCCAGCTTGATCTTGTTATAGGTCTGTTCATCAATACTGGATTCATAGCTGAAGTTTTCCCCGGTTTCTTCATCAATCAGAAGGTTCAGCTTCATGGTATTGATGTTCTTCAGGGTCAGCTTCCCGGCATCGTCATACAGAACATAAAGCTGTTTGGTATTCATCAGGGTTTCATCAAGGGCGCTCTGGATCATATCAAACAGGGTTTGGTTTTCTTCCACGATGGTTTCAAGGGTATAACCGGTATCTTCCACCGTGCCAAGGTTCAACCGGAAATCTGTTGCAATGCGCTTCAGAAGGTCGGAAGCCTTCAGCCCTTCTTCCGTGATGGTGTCCTTGTTCTTCAGATAGCGCAACTGATCATAGGCCACAACATCAATGGTGCCGCCCTTGTCACGCTTTTTCTTGAACACAAACCCATAGAACATGGCGGTTCCGTTCACAGTCAGCTTCACCGGATCACCTTCAGCAAAGTTCAGCCCCGGCCCCTTGACAACGGTGAACTCTAACTTGCCGGGGGTTCCCTTGCGTTCCAAGGTCAACTTTGCGCCTTCCTCGACAACGGGGAATTGAATGGTGCTGTTATGCTGGATGAACAATTCAACTGCCAAATGGAATCACCCCTTTCAGGAAGGCAAAGTAAGAACCTGACCGGGATAGATCAGGTTCGGGTTCTTGATTTTGTCCTTGTTCAGATTATAGATTTTCGTGTAATCGGCCCCGTTGCCCAACTGCTTCTTGGCAATGTTCCAAAGGCAATCACCAGATTTCACCGTATAGGTGGCGGCTTTCGGGGCCGTTGTGGTGGGCCGGGGTGCCGCCTTAACCGTTGCGGTGGCGGTTCCCCCGGAAGTCTTGGCCGGTTGCACGGTCACGGTCTTGGTGCCATAGGCTCTGTACTGTTTCAGGTTGATCTTCACCTTCACATCAAAGCCTTCACCGGCATCATCGGTGATTTCATAGGTTTCAAGGCCAACGGTCAAATTGGTGTAATGGAACATCCCGCCACCGGGCTTCTGCCGGTTCAGGATGAATTGGAACGGGGTCTTGCTCACCTTCAGCCGTTCAAACAAGGATAGGTAATAGGCGGCGCTTTGCGCCCCACCGTTGCTGAAGGGATAGGACACTTGGGGAAGAACCAATTCAAAGGACACATCCGAAAGGCCAGCGGCCTTCAGAATGTTGATTTCTTCCCCGTTGATCAGGGTCATGGTCTTGTTCTGGTTATTGATCTTCACCGTCACCTTGGAAGGGGTGATGGGCATAAGCGTTCCCGCCATATACAGTTTATACGCCATTACTCATGCACCCCTTCTTCAGAAACTTCCAGCTTTTCAGCAAAGTCATTGGCCCAAGCATCCATGATCCCATCCAAATCAGCATCTTTGGAAATGTGGTTTTCATTGTGCTGTTCAACCTTGATTTCAGCGGTAGTGAACCGGTTGATTGCTTCACGCTCCGCAATGTCACGAAGATAGGCCAAATCTTCTTCAGCAATATCCAAGGCATCAGCGGTGGCCGCTGTGTTGTTTGCAATATCGCCGGTGTTCCCGTAAATGCTATCAAGATCATTGCCAAGGTTGAAGGCATCCAAAGAATCAGCCCCCATAGAATCCAAGGCGGAAAAATCAAACATACCGGAAACCTTATCGGCCACACCATCACCCCAAGCGGCACCGGAAGCAAAAGCATCAGCGGCCCAACCATCTTGGAAAGTGTCAAAGGTAGACATTCCTTCATTGAAGGCATCGGCAACGCTTTTATATTCCTCAACATTCCCATAGGCTTCAGCGGACTTGGCCGCATATTCGCTTGCTTTGCTGGTGATCCCGGAATAGTCGAACTCAACGAAGGGCAACTTGTTCAGGGCTTCACAGATACCGGCCACAACTGTAAGGGCCGTAGAAAGAAGGTTATAAAACCACCCCTGAACATTGGAAATGACATTATGGAAGGCGGTTCCGATATTGGAAGCACAAGCCCCCAAAGCGTTCCAGATACCCAAGGCGATATTCGCCACGGACAGGCCAAGGTTTTTGAAGAAGGAAATCACCACCATGATTCCGCCGCAAATCACACCGAAGCCGCTATTGGCAATACCGGTGAACTTTGCAACCGCCGCACAAGCCGCATAGATAGCCGCAATCACGGCGATAATCAGAAGGATGATCCATGTAATGGGGCAAGCCAAAAGCGCCGCATTTAGGCCCTGCTGGGCCACCGTAGCGGTGAAAGTGGCTCCCGCTTCCATAGCGGTTGCCGCCGCATGAACGGCCTTGGCGGTTGTCTGAATACCCATGATGATATTCGTTGCCAGCGCCACACCGTTATAGATCAGCATAGCGGCCACAATACCCATGATAATAGGCTGAATCCAACTCCAATTATCCACCACCACGGAAGCAATGGAAATCAGAATATCCAGCACCGAAGAAGCGATATTGGCAACCCCGGCAAGGCCGTTGATCAGGGCCGTGGTCACTTGCTGGAACTTGGAACTGTTGGCAATCTGATTGATTTTGGTCAGGATCGGGGCGAACATGGAAAGGGCTTGATTCTTCATCCCGGCCCAAATCTGCGCCCAAGTCTTGGGCATGGAATCGAACTTTGCGTTGGTTTCGTCCGCCATAGCAAACATGGCGTTCTTCACCACTTCAGCTGTTACCTTGCCTTCCTGTGCAACCGTCTTGATGGAACCTTCCGCAATGCCCATATATTTTTCAATGGCTCTTGCGATACCCGGCGCACCGTCCAGAATAGAGTTCAGTTCTTCACCACGAAGCGCACCCGCCGCCATTGCCTGTGTAAGCTGGATCATGGCGTTGCTCTGCTCTTGGGCCGTAGCACCGCCAATAACAAACTGTTTGTTCACCTGTTCCATGAAGGCAATGACCTGATCCATATTGCCACCGAAGGCGTTACCGGCGTTCAGGCCAAGTTTCGCAACGGCGGAAGCGGTGTCAAAATAAGCGGATCGGGAACGCTGGGCGGAAGCCATGATCTTCTGTTCCAAGGCTTCAACGGAACCGCCATCATCCACAAGCAAATTCAATCGGGCTTTGGTGCTTGCCAATTCATCCGAAATGTTCAGCACCTTATTGATCCCGGCGATACCACCAGCGGCAATGGCAACTTTCTTGATGATGGACAGAAGCCCGTTGGCGGAATTGCTACCCCCACGGATGGAATTGTTGAAATTCTGCTGTTCGTTGTTGGCGTTCCTGATATTTTCTTCAATGGTATCAAAGGCGGTTCCCGCTTTCGCCCATTCTTCACGGGCTTCCCGGATTGCCGCCGTGTCAACGGCTCTACCGGAAGCCTGTTGCATGGCTTCAAAGGTGTTCAACACAACCCCCATTGCCTTGTGCATACTCTGAAGGGGGCTGGTAACACCATCATAAAGGGCAATAGCGGCCCGGATGTTTCCCACAGGGATCACCACCTTTCTTGGAGAATAGAAGCCGGGGGCCTTAATGGTGGCGGCCCCGGCGCTGTTTTCGTTCAATTTCCTTCTGCTTCTTCTTTTCAGCTTCCACCCGAACATCAATGGCCGCAATGATGAAGGCCCGTTCACGGCGGGGCAAAGCATAAAAGGCGGAAGGTGTCAAATGAAGTTCGTGAAGGCAATAGTAAGCAATGTTCGCTTCACCATCACCTTCACAGATTAGTTTTTTGCTTCATCAACCTCATCCTGCATGGTGGTATCAAAACCACACACTTCCTGAATCTTGGTCAGGTATTCGGCATATTCGCCGGGGGTCAGCATGGTTTTCAGAAGGGCATCAGCGCCCATGACCTTGTAGCTGTCCTGAAGTTCCTTATCATTCAGATTGGGGAACACGGTACAAGCCACGGCCAGCTTGCCAAGGTAAAGATCATAGTCGGTTTCCTTCTGATACTGGTTCTTCTTGCCGGGAACCGGAACACGCTTGGCACAGGACTTCCGAAGGGCTTCATCCTCGGTGCCGGTGATGGTCTTGATCTCCCAAGGAATGGGGTTGCCATCCTCACCCAAGAAGCGTTTGGAAGCAACAAACTTGATGTTCTCAACGGGAACGGCGTTTTCAGCCAAAAAAGCGGACAGGCTCATTGTTTTTTTCCTCCTATATTTTGATACGAAAAAAGGCCCCGGCCCCTACCGAAGTAAGGCCGGGGCGCTCTGCTTACTGCATACCGGCCAAAAGGCTGAAGGTTTCGGGCATCTCGAAATCTTCAAAGGTGAAGTCCATATCTTCATCCAAGTATTCCGCATCAGCATCAAACTTGGCAAGCAAGCCGCCATCCATATTGCAATCCTTCAGGATCACGGTCTGACGGCCAACAGAAGAAGTGGGATCTTCATTTGTCACCTGAATGTCAAAATAGACATCCTCGCCGGTGTCCTTATAACGCTTCATCAGCTCACGGAAGATGGAAGTGTTATAGTGGAAGGTGGCGGAACCCGTACCCTTCCAGCCGGTGGCCTTATTGCCCTTGCCGGTCTTGCCCAAAATGGGAACTTCCGTTTTGTTCTTCTCAAAGTTGGCTTCAAGGTTGATCGCCTGCATGAAGTTGTAACGGTTATCCCCGATGGTCACGAAACATTCAGCCAAGGAAGCGGAAACAGCATCCTTGGCGTTCATGATGGTTCTATCTGCCATGATGGTTGTACCTCCTTACTGAACATAGACGGTCATATAAAGCTGTTCCATAGCGTTCACGGGGGTCACATAGTCAGTAACCACCACGGATTTCTTGGTATCGCCCTTTTCAACCGTCACATTTTCGCCGCTGAAGTTCTCAATGGCCCGAATATCCTGAAGTTCCGTGTGGTGCTTCACAATATCGTTCCAAAGGGAAATCCGGCCAGCGGCATCATTGGGAACCTTGCCAAGATACTTCTTGCCGAACAGAACGGCAATATCATTGGCAATCTGATCCAAAACTCGGATCGTCTGGTTGCTGGAAAAGTCGCTGGACTTTTCATCCGTGATGGAAATGAAGCTGTTAATGTCGGTCAGGACACACACCGCTTCATCCACACGATGGAACATGAAGGAACCTTCCCTGATCCCGTTTTCAAGCTGGGTCTGCGTGAAATCGGTGTCCACATCGTATTCACCATCATAGGTCATGTTGGTGGCGCTCTTATTGACCGCCGTGCCGCCGATCACACCCGTAACCCAAGGGATCAGGGCGGTGGAAGTCTTGTCGGAAGTCAGGCCGTTCTTGACGCTCACAACGCCTTCATAGTCGGCCAGCTTGCGGAAAAGAACCACCTGAAACTTCTTGCCTACATCATCACGCATACGCTTTGCGAAAGCCGCAAACAGGGCGGTGATGGTGGCCTTGCTCTCGGTGCAACCCATAGCGTTGAAGGTGTACGCTTCCGCCTGATCAAGATAGGTCTGATAGTCGGAATCGGCCACGGTGCCATTGGTGCCGCCCGTCAGGGGCAAGGAAGCGGTCAAGGAAAGGGTTCCGCTGGACTTCCAATCCACATAGGCATTGGCCTTCAGATCGGTGATAGCGGCCACACCTTCCTGAAGATCAACCTGAACGGTTCCCAAGAAGGTTGCCACATCGAACAGCGGCTTCTGTTCTGTGGTGTTCTCATTCGCCGTGATAACGGTACGAAGATCATTACCACGGGTGCCGGGGTATTTGGCCGTTGCGTAGGTGTTAGCCGCCTTCACGCCGCTGGTGCCAAGACGGAAGAAATGAACGGTTTTGGCGTGAAGGAAGATTTCACGCATGGGCTTCAGTTCATCCGCCGTGTACGCATAGCCGAAAATTTTCTGACTGTTCTTGATAAAGTCAGCCTGTTCCACCGTGAAAATCTTGCCTTCAGGCCCCCAATTCATGGCAAGGGGGATGGTGACAATGCCACGGTCAGAAAGGGTGGCGCTTGCCTGCGCCACAGAAATGAAGTTGATATATGCGCCGGGCAGAACCTTGTTCTGCACCAAGAAGGTGCCGCCGCCAAGGGCCATATTATTTCACCTTACCTTTCATAAAGTCATTGATCAGCCCATCAATCTGATCGAAGGTGTATTCCTTTCCATCTTCCAAAAGGACAGACAGAAGATCACGCCGGTCAGCGTAACGCCTGAAGGTCAACACCCGTTCTTTGGGGAATACCACCGGGGCCGTGATGGTCGGTTCCTGTGCGGTGGCGGCTTTCTTTCTGGTAGCCATTCAATCACCCTTTCTTTGGCTCCACAGTAGTTTCCAAGGTTTCCATTGCGGTTTCCTCGGTTTCTCTGCGAAGTGTCAAATTGTAGTTCACGAAGAAGTGAAGAACCCCGTCTTGCACTTCATAACTCATGGAAGTTCCGTGAAGCACATCCCCATTGGGAAGGGTGATGAACTCCAAACATTCCATCAAATCCCCGGCCATAGCGAACAGTTCAGCGTTATTTCTCCCGCTGGTTGGGAAATAGTGAACATCCAGCGGGTTCCGGTTCATGAATCGGTTCTTCTGCAACGGGGAAATGTCAGGCTTCAGGACAGCAATGAAAAAACAGGGTTCCTTGAAGCCCTGTTCCACATCGTTCTGATAGATTTTGTACCCGGCCCCAAAGGTGGCGTTCAGCTTCATGGAAACACCTTTGATGATTTCATTGATCAACTGAACACCCCCTTCAAGGCTTCATACAACATATCATTCAGAATGGACGGGGCCAAGGTTTTCACTTCCTGTTCGGAAATCGTCAGCATGAACCGCCCCTTCACCCAACTTGCCTTCAGGGTCTTATCCAAGGCGGGAACATAGCGCCCCGGTGTTTGCCGGTGGCCGTATTCCACATAGGACGCATATTCCAAATTGTTGATGATGGTCACGGTGTACTGCTCCCCATGTTTTTCAATGGGAAGGATCGTCCAAGCGTCACGCAAGGAACCGCCCCGATACCCGGCCCAATACTGTTCCCGGATAGCCCCGGAACGGGTAAGAAAGGTTCGGCTTTTCCCGCTTGCACCCTTTACCTTTACGGTCTTGGGTCCATCAAACTTGGGGGCCACGCCAACCGGGGTTCTTTTCTTTACCTTGTTCCACAGGATTTGGGCAATCTTCTTGGCGGCATCCCGGCAAAGCCGATCCATGTCAACTTCCGAAAGCTGTTGAAGGCGTTCATCCAGCTTCTTCAATTCCCGGTAATCACACCGGCCCCATCTTCCCATCAGGCCCACCCCCTGAAGGGTTCAAGCATGATTTCTTGATGGTTGGAAAACACGCCCGGTTCACCGGAACGGGCATAGGTGAAGGTTCGTTCCATATCATTTGGACGGGTTACAACGATTTTGCAACCTGCGGGAACCTTCACATCCGGGGAAAGGAACAGCTTCACCACCTGTTGGGCGGTTGCCACTTCATCCCCATTGGTTGAAGTTAATGTTTCAAAAGACAGCTTGCACAGCTGATCCTGAAGAAGCGGCTTTTCTTCAGAATCCGTCAGGTGGGTGACAGGATCGGTGACTTCCTCACGGATGAAGATAGAACACCGATCCTTCCACAACCGTTCCAAGGCGGTTCGCACGGCCTTATTTACCATACCAACCGCCTATAACGGTAGATTTCACCAATGCGCCCGTTGATCAGATAATCAATCAGGCTGTTCAACCTCTGTTCAGGGGTTGAACTCCCTTCACCAAGGGCAAAGGTAATGTTGGTGTCACCTTCCTGAATGGATTTCACCGCCGCATCCAAATCAAACCCTTCAAGCTGTCCAGAACACTTCTTCATGTTCAGGTATTCGCCCACGGCCATAGAAACGGCCAGACTTTCCAACCCCTCCGGGATTTCGGAAAGGTTGGAAAGATTTTTGATCCGCCATTGAACATTGGTCAAAACCATATCCAACAACGGATCATCAGCGGCCCCCGCCACGCCAAGGGCCGTTAGCATTGCAACCGCTTTATCACGCAACGGGGTTCACCGCCTTTCTTACGCCGCCGTGATTTCGTACCAACCCTTGGTCTTGGGGTTGTCACCGGAACCGGGCGTGACCTTCACATAGCCGATACCGGAAGCGGCGTAATAGGTCTTGTCGCTGGAAACCGTGGTGTCAGCGGTGACAGCGGCGGAACCGGTGATGATCTTCACCGCCTTGGCTTCATTGGTCATGGCCGCAAGGTAATACTTGCGGGAATAAACCGTGTTGCGGCGGATGTTGCCTTCACGCTCCTGTTCCACTTCCGTACCCTTTTTGTTGAACAGGGTAACAGCTTCCTTGGTGGCAATGACCACCTTGCCGGTTTCGGCGTTCTTCTTGGTGTAGATGTTGATACCGCCCACGGTGCCAACATAACCATGCTTGGCGTATGCTTCCACATACTTCAAATCGTCCTTCAGGGCCTTGCGAAGTTTCGCCATATCAGCGGGGTTGACGAAGCCGAAAATGGTCACACCCTCAAGGTTTTCCAGATTCAGCATGGCCGCACCATCCACAAAGGCATCAAAGCCAAGGGCGGTGGTCACGATGGTCATGGTGGCCTCGTTGAAAGCGGTGAAAATGTCGGCGTTCACGGTGTTGAACATATCCGTACCGGCGTGCTGGGTGCCGGTGGTAATGACCATCGGATCGGTCATGGCTTCCTCGTCATAATACTGGAAACGGTTCTGTGCCATCTGAATCCGGTATTCCTTTTCGGTGTAACCGGCTTCAATGGTCTTGGTGTTGCCAACACCCATAGCCAGCTTTTCGGTGCCATCGGTGGCCTTGTACTTGTGAATCTTGCGAACCATACCAGCAACGCCGGTCAGGTTGTTGTCCACGGTGCAAAACTGCTGAAGATCAAGGTGGCTCTGGTACTGATCTTCAATTTCGTTGGACAGGAAAAAGTTATCGTAGCAAGTGTTTGCCATTACTCATTACCTCCATAAAGTTCTTTGTATTCGTCAGGATGGTTGACGGAATAATTGTAGCGGTCAATAGGGGTCATGGCCTTCAGCTTTTCAAGGGTCATGCCGCCTTCAGCGCCATCACCCTTTTCAGCGGATTTGGCCCCCTTGAACTTGGTGCCGGTGGACTTCTCAAAAAGAAAAGCCGTGTCCTTGCCTTCCACCAACTTCTTGACTTCATCATCAAGGCCCTTGACGGTTCCATCCTCCGCCAATTCAGCCTTACCAATGAAATCAACCAACAGCGCCTTAACAGCGGTGTTGTTCTTGGCCTTTGCGCCGGTCAGGGCCAGTTCAACCGCATTGCTGATTTTCAGATTCTTCAGTTCAGCGGCGTGATCCGTGTCCTTCTTCTTGTTATCGGCCTGAAGCTGTGTGATCTGATCCTGAAGGGCCTTGGTGTCACCAGAAGCCTTCTTCAGCGTTTCAAGCTGGGTGTCACGCTCTTTGATGGTGTTCTTGGCGGCGGTCAGTTCGGTGTTGACCTCATTGAACCGGGCCTTGGTGACGAAGGAACCGTTCAGGCCCTCCATGACCTTATTGGCCTGTTCCTCGGTCAAGCCCCATTCCAGCAGATTTTCCTTTGTCATAGTGATAACCTCCAAATCCTTTTTTACCGTGGGTTAGGAACCACGATTTTATTTAGATTTCTGTTTACCGCCCACAAATCCAAAACGGCGATGGTATGAAAAAACCACCACCGGCCAGAAGGCCGGGGTGGTCAGATCATCAATTAAGTTAATGCGTCAATAATAATGCGATAGCGTTCACGGTTCGGCTTGTAAATGCCCCGTTTGTAATAACTCAAAGACGCTTTGCAAATGTTCGTCAGCTTAGAAAGTTCCGTTACGGAAATGCCCCGTTCATCCATTAGCCGCTGAATCTCCGTACAGTCAACCGGCCCATCCAAGGCCGGGGCTGGGGTGGTCACTTCCGGGATGGAGAACCCGGCCTGTTCCAGAAATCCAAGCACATAGGGAAGCCGTTCATTCCGACAGGTAGCGGCCAGTTGTGCCGCCTTCATGTAATCGTCTGTGGTCAATGCTCTTGCTTTCGGGATGATGGAATAACTTCCGGTTTTGCGGATTGCGGGAAGAACATCATGCGTCACCCAATGTTTGAAGCGTTTGGCGCTTTCCAGCTTGCTTCCGAAGATCAGGGCGTAAAGGCCGCTTTCGTTGATGATGGTCATTTGCTGTCTGCCTGAAGGTGTTTCCATTTCGGAAACGCCTTTATCTTCCGGGTCAACTTTCTTACTAACTGCCGCCCGTGGTGATTCATACCCCAAGGCAACCGCTACATCCTTACCCACGAACCACGGTTCTTCCTCAATGGTCACGGTTCGCACCTGTCCAAATTCGGGGTTGGTGAATACCTGAAGTTCATTCATGCCTTCTTCACCGCCTTCTGTCCACGGGCAAAGCCCAGCTTGAACACCACGGCAATCAGCTTGAAAGTGTCATGATGATATGCGTCATAGAGTTCATCCAGTTCATTCCTGCGAAGGTCATACTTACCGGGGTGTACGCCTTCAATGCTCTTGATCAATTTTTCCATGTTAAACCTCCATCAATTTTCACTTGATAGAAGTTCCCAACTGTGATAGAATGGATTTATCCAGTTGGGGAACCTCTGGTTTTAGAAACAGTCGCTTACTTGTTCAGGGTGGAGCGGCTGTTTCACTTTTCTTGTGCCAAAAGTAAATCAATCCCTTGCCGAATAGCTTCTGCCCGTGTAATATCATGCTTGGCACAATATTCATCAAGGCGTTTTGTTGCTTCATCGTCCAATCGAACTTTCACATCATTCCTTTTGGGATTGTTCGCTTTCGGCCTTCCGGTTCGTGGAGACATCGTATCACCTCACTTTTTGAGTTCCACAAACTTATTATAATAATTGGAACTCAAAAAGTCAAGAGGTTTTTGGAAAAATTTTAGGCATAGAAGAAGGGAACAGGTTTTCACCTGTTCCCTTGAAGATTGGACTTTGGCCGGAGCGTCACTCCCGGCATCTCTTTTGCCCACTACCAAAAGGCGTGTGGCGTATGGGAACGCTTTTTCCACCTCAAAGCCCGTTCTTATCCTATCTAAAGTATAGCAGTATTATTCCCGCTTGTAAAGGATTTTCTTGTTCTTCACATTCTTCTTCCATGTGGTTTCACCAATTTGCCAGAAGGACAAGATGGAGTTTCGATATTCAGCGGGGTCACTCTCTACCTTTACCCGTAGAATCACTTTGAACTTTTCGCCATTTTCTTCAATTTCTTTCAGAATCACACCGGTATTAGGCTTGTTTGCTTCCAAGATGTAATCCGGGTTTTCCAGAATATCCGCAACATACTTAACGAACTGTTCGTAATCTCCGGGGTGGCGTTCTTCAATATGCTGAATCCGTTCCGGGGTGATAATCACTTCATCGGTGGCGATCTCGTCCGTAATGCAACGGTATTTTTCTATATCAATACGGCCTACCGTCTGCACATTGGAACCCTCGCTTTTTACCATCGAAACTGTATTTTTAATTATACTCCCGATGGTTGCAAGGGTCAACCCATCTTTGGAACCGTTGTCCACAAAAGTTTTCTTCCATTCGGAATAACTCATATTACCGGGGACATAGTAAACTTTTCCATCCTGATCCCTTGCGGCTCTTTCACCCATATATTTTTCATCAATGGCGGGAACCGTAGTTCCTCGGCAATGTGGATGAAACGGGGGAACGGTAACACCCGGTTGAAACTCCGACATGGGAACCACTTTTCGATCCATACTTGCACAAAATGCACAGGTGATGGAATCCAGCGTTTCCAAAATCTCCACATTCTTAACGCCCAATTCCTTATAGGTCTCTTTTGCGGCAAGGGCGTTGAAATAGCTTGTTTCCGTATTTACAAGTCGTGCGGCTTGGTACCGGGAAACTTTGAACTTCTTCTGAATGGCATCCGTGATTTTTTGGGGGCTGTCACCACGAAGAAGGCCCTGAACCAATTCTTTTTGAAGGCTGTCAACCAATTCTTGTTTCTTGAACCAAATACGGTCACTAAAGGTTCGCCCGTCCGTTGTCCAAGGCTTTGAAAGCAATGTTTCAAGTTTTTTCTGATCCAGCCCGGTAATATCCCAACCAAGGCCCACACCCTTCTGAACCTCAAAGGCCGTATGGGTGTAACCATTGCCCACAACCTTCTTCAACAGGGCATCCAGACTATCAACCTGATTGCCATATAGCAATTCAAGCTGTTGTTGAATACCTGTCTGAACAGCTTCAAGGCGGGAAATGTGGAACCGGGTGGACGCATTTTCCAGCTTCTTCAGCCATGTCGCATCCAACCCGGCCTGTTCACCGATCTTGATATACTGTTCAACGCTCCAATGAAATTCTTCAAGCTGTCCAGCGGTCAGCCATTTCCGGGCATCGGTCAGGCTGATTTGGTTGTTCACCGCAAAACGGGCATACCAGCTTTCAATTTCCTTCTGAACGGAACGCTGTGCATCCAGATACAGTTCTTCCATGTCCTGAATGGTTCGCTGGGCTTCTCTGTGGGCGCTGTCCTCCAAGATGGAAAACCGCCCACGCCAATAATCCGCATTTCTCATGGGCCGTTCCTCCAATCCTGAAAAATGGTGCTGAAGGTGGGATTTGAACCCACACGCCTTGCGGCAACGGATTTTGAATCCGCCGTGTCTGCCTATTCCATCCACTTCAGCAAATAAGACTTCCCCATCAGGGCTGAAGGCCCCGCAAGCATTTTCAGCCAAGTCCAACAGGGAAGCATGATAGCCCGTGCCGGGATCGAACCGGCGTTACCGCCGTGAAAGGGCGGTGTCTTAACCACTTGACTAACGGGCCATGATGGGCCGGGGAAGGGAATTTCACCTTTTGGCGGGTAGGAATAATAGCACCCCGCCACACTCAAGGTCTGCCCCGGCATATATTGTGAAACGGCGGGGGTTATTCACCCTCGCCATTGTCACCTTTGTTCTGGTTGCCGGTCTGGAAGGCCCCGGCGTATTCCTGTGCCTGTTCCATTGCTTCATCCTTTTCCTTACGCAACCGGGCCAGCTCCACTTCAACATCCGTAACCCACGGGTGCTGTTCCACAATGGTTTCCGTGGACAGAATACCAACGGACTTGGAACAGTTTTCAATGGATTCCGTTTCATTGATTAGAATGTCACGGTTGAACACGATCTGAAGTTCAGCGCCTTCATAATCGCCCAAGCCCCTGTTGCTGAAATCTTGATTGATGAACCACAACAGTTCTTCAAAGGCCGCTTGGAACTCGGTTTCCATGCCGTTTGCGTCAAGGTCAATGTCAGAATACATGGATTGAATGTTCATCTGGTTGGGGTTGCCACTCAAACGATCATCCTTGGCATCATAGCCACGGGCATTTTCAATCAGGGATTTCTTCAGAAGTTCCAAAATGCCCTTGTAGTTCTCTGCGTTGATTTCAACCTGAAGGGTTTTAACCCCGCCATCCTCACGAACCTTCACGGCTCCATAAGTGGAAAGGTTGTGGCGGAACTCACCAAGGTTTTCACCGTCATAGTTCTTCAGAACCAGAATGGTGTTCCGTGCGTCCTCTTGCATATTGTTTTCAAAGTCGGAAATCATGGTGTTGATTCCGTCCTGAAGGGTTTTCACACGGCGGATCAGGGGGATTTCCTGTTTGTTATACTTGAAGGGAACCAGCGGAATCCTTGTCCAGTTGAACCCCTTGGGTTCTTGGCCTTCTTCCTCAACCATGAAATAGTTTTCGTGTTCACCGGCTTCCACATCGGCAATCAGCATATCATTTTGATAGATATACCGGTAAATGCCATCGGCTTTGAAGATTTCCACCTTCTCCACCTTTTCCTTCTGGTAGCCGTTCCACACTTCTTGGGTGTAGTAACGAATCGCACAATCAAGGACGGTGTGATCATCGTCAGCCCAAAAAGGAAGAATGTCATAGGCCGGGAAATGCTTAAAGGACAATTCACCAGCTTCATTGTAGTAAGGATAAAGCCAACCAAGGCCACCGTTCAGGGCATCTTCACAAACATATTTCAGAAGCCGGTAAAACCGTTTGTTGAAAACCTTGCCCAAAGCATCCGTGTAACCCTTATCCTGACAGTTCAGGGTGAAGGGCTTGCCCACAAGGTAGTTAGTTTTCTGATCCACCATCAGGGCATATTGGTTATCAATCAGGCGGTTGTTCGGAAGATTGTTCACAACCTGAAGTTTGCCATCCTCGCCAATGATCGTGCGCTGACGCTTCAAAATGTCATGCTGTCCTTCATAGTACAGATCACCACGCAACTGATCCTTGCGGCGGGGGCTGTCCTTCCATTCCTTGATTTCAGCGGCGAAGAACTGATTTTCAGTCATGCCGGTTCGCCCACCCTGAAGGATCAGGCGGTTGATACGCTCCATAGCGTTATCCAGAAACATATTCAATCACCCTTTCCTTTCACCATCGGGGGGGGGGCAAAACCCACCGGCCTGTTTCGGGTTTTCTCTAAAACCAAAGACTGATTGGGAAGTTCCACTTCAATCTTCAAGGTTTTATACGGAAGGCGTTCAGCCCATTGTTCAATCTTGTTCAGAATGTACTTCTGTTCAAACACGGGCTTTCACCGCCTTTCTTCATTGCTTAATAAACGCAAACACACGGAAACCGTGTGTTTTTCGTGTGTTTTGTTACTATCATGTTATTAGTCGAAGCTGAAGGCGGGGCCAACCAACATATCTTCCAGCCCGTAACGCATAGCGTCCATAAGGTGGTTGAAATCATCAATGGGAACATTGATCTTGGCCCCGAACTTATCTTCTGCCCATGTGTAGTTTGAAATCTCTGTGATGAAGTTCACGCATCGGGGATGAACAATGATGGTGTAACCCTGAATGTACTGGATTCCGTTGTTCACGCTGTCCTTGCCCTTCCGGGCGGCTCTGATACGATGAAGGCCAGCATCCCGCAATTCATCAATGCTCTTGGGTTCGGCACAATCGGCCTTGATCCGTTCCTTGCCGTAACCCATGCCGGTGATCCGGTCACAGATTGCCCGGTTCGTCAGGGCCTTTTCATACAGTTCATCAAACACCCAAATGGTTCTTTCCTTCTCGCTCACCAGCCCACAGAACAGGGCCGTGGGATCGTTGGTATAACCGAAGTCAAGGCCGAAGGCGCTTTTCACATCAGGCTTCTTGGAAATAGCCAGATAATCAAAGGCTTCTTCCCGCCAATTATCGAAAATCAGGCCATCCACAATGCCCCAACCCCCAAGGCCAGCCACCTTGTAGCGGCGGGGGTTGTTTTCCTTCATGGTGTTGAACACCTTCAAATCCGCCGTGTCCAGCCATTCATTACACAGGTAATTGGTGGTTGTGGCGTAAATCTGCCCATCCGGGCTGATCCAGCTATCATGGAACTTGTATGTGGGGTTCCCTTGGGCATCCTTGCCGGTGATCTCCCCGAAGAAGCGTTTCCTGATCCAATGCTTTTCGTTCCACGGGTTGAATGTCAGCGTGATTTGCTTGAACAGGCCGGTTTCTTCTGGGATAGCACCACGGATGGATTCATCCAGCATATCAAAATCAGCTTCATTCATGATTTCGTATGCTTCTTCAATCCAGCACCAGCACAGAAACCCTATTTCAACCGTAATTGAAGTGACCTTCAGGGGATCATCAAGGCCCCGAAAGTAAATCTTCTGACCGGTGGGAAGGTAGGTCATTTCAAGGGGGCTTTCCTTGATTTCCCAATAGGCTGAAACCCCAAGGCGGTTGATTGCCCATTTCAGTTCGGTGAAACAGGAATCTTTCAAGGTTCTAAACACCTTACGAACCACAAGGGTATTGGCTTCCGGGTATTGCATCATCCGTTTGATGATGTTTAGGGCCGTTGTCTTGGATTTCTTAGAAGCACGGCTTCCCTTACACACCCGGTAACGGCCTTTGAAGTTCCAGAAGGTTCCGTAACCCTTGCCAACCACTTCAGGAAGGTGAACCCGCTTGGCCTGTGGGCTAATCTTCAAGTTGATCATCCCCCGTGATAATCACCGGAACGGCCCCTTCCACACCTACCTTGTCCGTGAACATACCATAACGCTTGCCGATCAGTTCAGCGGCCTTCAGCCTTTCCTTGGCTCCAACCTCTTTCTGCGTCAATTCTTGGCAACCGTCACCGCACAGGATCGGGATTTCTTCAGTATGTTCACCCCGCATTACCGAAGTCAGGTATTTCATGACTTCTTCAGCATCAGCGATCTTGGCCGAATGAAGTTTTTCAAGTTCGGTTTCGATGTACGCTTTCAAGTCAGGTTTTGCAAGGTTTTCAGAACCTGTCTGCTTTGCGGTCTTGGGCGAATACCCCGCCTTGATTGCCGCATCCGTAGCATTGCCGCTGATCAGGTATTCATCACAGAACTTCCGCTGTCTTGGTGTCACAGGTATTCATCCCTTTCATCAGGCATAGAAAAAGCGCCCCGGTTTCCCGTAGGCGCAATTTCTTATTTACTATTCTACCGATTCTTTACTCTGTTTGGAACCGGTGGCACTCTGGTTTTCTCGGTTGTTTAGAAAGTCGCTGTTTGCCTTGGCAAAAGCAAGTAAACCTTTTCCGTGAAGTTCAAAAACCCATTGCATAGAATAATTCAGTTCTTCAGAAATATCTTCCCATTTTTTCAACTGAATATAGCGCCCGATCAGAATATTTTGCTGATCAAGGTCAGGAATCCGGTTGATCATGGTGAACGCTTCCTGTTTCATGCTCACAAGTTCATCAATCCGGGCATTGATCTTGGCTTCAAGATCAATGATCTTGGTGATGGTTTCTTCAAGGGTATTCTTGGGGCCTGAAGTCTGAACCTTGTCCTGTTTCAGTTGGCTTCCGGTAGAAGTCAAGCTGGAACGCAAGGTTGCAATGGTGCTATCAAGCCGATGGATCAAACGATCCGTTTTCCTGATTTGGGCAAAGTATTCTTTAGCCTGTTGGGAAAGGTCTTTGTCATTCACTATGTAACACATCCTTTCTGGAATAAATGTTGAAGGGCATCAAACGCCGATATTTCAAGGGCTTTCGGAAAATCCTTCAACATTCAAGATCAGAAGCGCCTTCTTCACTATTATTACATTCTTCATATACTATATATTTTTTCTTCTAAATAATTGAAGTAATCTGTTGAATGTTGAATGTTGAAGGATTTCACATAAAATCAAGGTATTGCAAGGGTTTCAGGGCCTTCAACATCATTCCACATATATTGAAGGCCGCTGTTCCAACCCCTATTGAAGAATATTGGTTAGCAAATTCGGTTCCAGCCTTTAACATTTCCCTGAACAACCAATGTAAGGACGAATGACATAAACACCATCCAACACCGGCAAAATTCAGATGATAGCGCACACGGGAATAACATTGCATAACAGAACCGCATAAAACCAATATCATGTTTCTGAAATAGAAAGGAATAAATCTTTTTCATCGGTATTCCCTCCCGGTCTTACGGTCTTTGATTTCGATACGGTTCAGAAGTTCAAACCCCGCTAAACGGGTGATGTACTTCAGGACGAAGATCAGGGTGTTCACCCGCTTCTGCTGTTCATCCTCGTCACGGATGATATTCTTTGTGCTGTGGTAGGCTGTCGGATCGTGATACCCTTCAGCATTTTCCCAAGGTTTAGGCATCGGTTTTCCCTCCTTCTTCTCTGTACCATTCTTCAATATCACACCCAATGTCCTTCAGCTTTTGACGGGCAAGCCACCCATCATCTTCCTGATCCATCAGGTAATATTCCCGTAGCTTCAGGGTTTCGGCATAGAACAGCTTCCACGCCAGCTTCAGGCGCTTGGGGCCAAAGCCAAATTGGGTATGAAGCATCCACAGGATGGATGATTCCTTGTCCATGTCAAAAGCCCGGTCATTCGCCACAATCTGTTCATTGATTGCGTGGTTCAGGGCCTTTTCTTCAGCTTTGTTGAACTGAACGCCAAAGATTTTGCCACCGGACTTCTTAAACATCGGCATGGTATTCACTCCAAATATCATTGAAGCACACAGGGATTAGCCAATTAACTTTCTCTAACAGAATCAAGGCCACTTCCCGCATCTGCGGATGTGCGGCGGGTGAACACCGCAACTTCAGGAAATGCCGCCATTCACGAATGTTGGCCGTCATGACCACTTCCGTTTTCAGGCTGTTGGGAAGAACCGAACGGGCTTCTTGCGGGGAACAGCCTTCATCCAGCAAGGCAAAATAGGCATCTTCAGCATCCCGCATGGCAATTCTCCAACAATCCATTTTCACCTTCTCGCCCAAGGTGTTTTCATCCCAAAAACAAGGCTTGATCACCGTGATTTCCTCACCGAACTTGCCCTTGCCATAATTGCAATAGCGGGTGGATTCCTGACAGTAAGAAGCCATCCGGTGGCGCACGATCTCATGAGAAACCCCACGATCACAAATGAACTTCACCGTGAAGGAACAATGTTCTAAAACCGCTTCATGTCCACGCTTGATGATCCCGGCAACGAACTTTTCAGCGGAACCTTCCGTGATTTTGTCCTCGGACTTGTAGCAGACACGGCCACATTGTTCCAACCGCTTCAGAATGGTGGCCCCATCAATCGGGGTGATGAACTGCACATCAGGTTTGATAATTTTCATTGTTCTGCATCCTTTCACATTTCAGATTCCCATTTACATAAGCTTCCGAAAGAAGGCTGAATTTCACTTTCTTCAAAATAAGGGCGAAGATAATTTTTTTGATAATCAGTCAACCTATTTTCCCACCAAATACACCATTCACGATTTCCAAGAAGTGACACGGTAACATGAACCCATCCGTGTTTCAATAGCACATCATCTTCCGGTAAATGGTCTGGGTTTTGGTAGTGGTAAAGATTGACCAAAGTTCTTGCTGTTGCAATATGATCAGAATGACCACATTCAATCATAGTTCCACTTGGATCAAGCCAACCTATCTTGTGTTTATACTCCATCATTGGCCTTCTTTCATTCGTGTGGGTATGTCCTGAAGTTCCGGGTGCTTGATCTCCATGTAAAGGGCGAACAGGCAATTCCAGCAAGCCGCCCGAAGGTGGGGTTCATCGTCCATCCCCATCATGTATTTGGCAAGGTGGCGGAAGGCTGAATCAATCAGGCTGTGAATGGGAATACCCTTTTCACAGTTCCGTTCACCATACTTCAAGGCCCCTTCTTCACAATGCTTGGAAACCTCCACCAAGGCTTTCTTTAATCATGCCAACCAGTCAACCTTTCTAAATTATTTTTCAATCCGGCCACAATCTCACGGGCTTCCATCGTACCCGTATGTTTTGCAATGGCTTCATTCCGCCGATCCGTCAAGAAACCACGATCCAGCGGGTGACACTTTTCCAAATCAGCATTACACCGGTTGATTTCTTGAACCAAGGTTTCAGCACGGGCCTTCAGCCGGTCTAAACATTCCTGAAGAATGGCCTTCTGGTATTGGGCGATTGTTTGAATGTTATTTTTCAATTCAGGATCATCCCGATATTCAATAGCTGAATTGACATCAAGGCCGTGTTCGGTGCAAAAGTTTTCTGCATCAAACAGACTATTGAACACCCGCCGCCCAACCTTGGCATAGGGAATATTTTTGTTCTTGAACTTGGAATATTCGTGGGTCATTCAGCACCATCCTTTCAGTTGAACCATTTAATCACCGGATCACCGGTGAAGCCCTTTTCCCACACATACCACGCATAGGCAATGGCGCTTTCCGGTTTCCCGGTCATATCACCGTTTTTATAACAGGCCAGCCGGGAACGGCTGATATAAACTTTTCGGGGGGGGGTATGCCTGAAGAACTCACCCCGTTTTTGCCCCTCCAAGAACTGAACCTTCAGGAACATAGCCACTTTCCCACCGGGGCGGACGCTTTCAAGCGCCCTTTGAACAAATTCAAGCCCCATTGAATATGGCGGGTTTGTGATTATATCGCCTTCAAAATCGTCCAGCGTTTCCTTCAGAAAATCCAACGGTTCAGGATCACCGAAGCCCCGGTAAATCAGATCAGTTGAAATGACTTCATACCCGTGGGCCTGAAGCACCTTGGAAATGTGGCCTTCACCACAGGCCGGTTCCCAAATGACTGGGGAAAACTGTTCCAGTTCCAGAAGCATTTCCACGGCCTTTGGATCGGTGGCGTAGTAATCAAATGCTTCCCGTTCTTCAGGAACATGGTTGGAACTGCCCAATGTGGTGAACACCTTCTTGGAACCACTCATTCTGTGTCACCGCCTTTCACAAACACACGGGTTTTTCGATTTCTAATCCATTTCAGGGCCGTTGTGAAGCCACAGCGTTTTGTGATTTGCCGGGAAAACTCAATCTTGGAAAGGGCTTGGAAGTTGTTCGCAATGCAATATTCCTTATACCGGCGATACACGGAATCGGTGGCTTCATTTTCAATCCCGTCAACACCCACTTCATTGATGAACCCAATAATGGGGTTGTTGTTTTCCTCATATTCGTCCAACTGCCCCTGAACTCTGCTGGAAGTGGTGAACTGTGCGTTCCCAAGAACCCGCTTCAACCCCTGAAGGCCAAGCAAGGCCAGATATTCCATAGAACCCTGTTCACACAGTTCATCCTTGATGAACGGGCGGAAATCTGCATCATTGGGGGTAAACTTGGCATCGAAGGGAACGATCACCAAACGCCGCTGAACGGCTCCGGTTTTGTCCTTGATACGGGGAATATTGTTGGCGCTGAACAGGAACTTGGAATAATTGTTGAACTCAAATGGATCTTGGCCTTTGCGCTCCACATTCACCCGATCACCCGTGACCAGCTTCTTGAACACGGAAGCATTGGCAATAAATTCATCACCAATATCATCACCGATGTTTGCCAGCTTGCCGAACAGTTCAGCGGTTTTGAACCTATCGCCCAATTCCTTCAGGTCAAGGGAAGCAATGTTCTGATCTCCAAGAAGGTTCTTCACCACATGAAGGAAGGTGGATTTGCCGTTGCTCTTATCGCCAATCAGGATGAAGGCTTTGCCAAGTTCGTTGCGGCGGTACATACAATAGCCCACCATTTCTTCCAGCAAGGCCCGAACTTCAGGATCATCACAGGCCAGCCGGTTCAGGGTATGATCCAACAGATCATCATGGGCGGCGGGGTTGTACGGCCACGGGATTTTGTTTGTAATGACCACATCCGGGGTGAACTCTTTGAAGGAACCATCCCGGATATTGTAAAGGCCGTTGCTGAAAGCAATGATATTTGGGTTGGTGGCCTTGGTGTTTTCCTCAATCATGATTTCCAGATAGGACAGGACTTCCGAACGCCACGCCCGTTTCAAGTTGCTGATCAGCTTGATCATGGCCCCTTCAATCTCACCGGCACCGGAAACATAGATACCATCCTTGTAAATGTGAAGCTGGTTATTGATCTTCACAATATGGTTGTTGTTCTTCAGGTAGGTGGCGAACTTATCAAACAGGAAGGTTTTATCCCGGAAGAAGGATGTTTTCTTGAAGGCATCATCCCGAAGGATCACATCAAGTTCCTTGTCGGAAAGGGGCTTCTTCAACACATAACGGTTAATCAGCCTGATACATTCACGGGCTTCTTCCTTGGTGAAATCGTCACTCTGAAGGGTCAGAATGTAGTTGAACAGGGTTTGGTTCCGCCCATCACCTTCACCAAGGTTCGGGAAATCATAGTTGCTTTTCACCGGGGTCAGCCACTTGGGAAGTTCCTGAATCTCCCCTTCAGGGAAGTCATACAGAATGGGCCGTTCCACGCCACCGGACTTCAAGATTTCATAGCTGTTATTGGCTCCAACCTTTCCATCCGTGGTGATACCCACGGCCAAGGTGCATTTCGTCCAGCTTTTTTTAACACCACAGTTCTTGAACAAGAAGTGTTTTCCCCGTGTGGTGGCGTACACTCTGCACTTCAGTTCTAAATCCTGAACCATTCTGAACAGAAGTTCAGATGTTTCCGCATCATCCACATCAATCAGGATGGTTTCTTCCCCAAGAATACCGGCGTATTCATCAAGGTCTTGGACTTCTGAACGGGTTTTCAGTTTTTCAACGCCTTTGAACTTTTCAAGGCATTGTTTATTTCTGGTAGGCACATAGCCCCTAAACAGTTCCATGCTTCAACGCTCCCCCCCCCCGAAAGGTTTTATTGTTCATCGTTCCACCCCGAAATCTTTCAACCGATCCCAAGCAACATCAATGTAATATTGCTTGTCCAGTTCATCCGGGATAGGAAGGTTGGTCACATCATCATTGATGAAGAAACAATGATCCGGGGTGTTGCCGAACTTTTCAGGGTTCTTTTCCCGGCCCTTGACGATTTTCCCGGAAACCTTGAAGATTCCGCCCTTGCTCTGATCCTTGGAAGCGAACACCCGGAAGGTTTTATCCGTCTGAACCTCACCGCCGCTGAAGCGGGTGATTTTCTTAGAACGGCCTTTTTCATCCCTGATCTTAGCTTCCGTAACCACCGGGGAATAAAGGGCATATTTATACTTGCTGGACACCTTCACAACCTTCTGAAAATCTCGAAGATTGGAACATTCCATGATGGTTGTTTCCGGGCTGATCCCATGAAGGAAATAGTTCACAATGGCCCGGTTGACAATGGGAAGGTCATAATCCAGATCAGACAGCTTTTTGACATAGGCACCCTTGCACTTCCAGCGGGGTTTCCCTTTTTCATCACGAAGCGGCCCGGAAGGAATAATGATGTAATTGTTCACATCCTTCTGATACACCTTTTGAAATTCATCAAATTCAAGGCGCATCCCGGTTCTTTGCTCCCACTCCCAACACAGATCGTCCAGCATTTCAAAATCTTCATACCGGCGAAGTTTGACCAAAATACCATCTGTGTTGCTCTGGATGATTTCACAATGATCTTCCAGCCGTTCAATCAAATCCAGAAGAAGAAGCTGACCGCCCACACAAACATTGTTGGCTTGCCGGGGGTCATACATGGCATTGTGCTTATCCTTCATAGCGCCATAGGTGCTGTTCAGAACAATCTTGTAAGGCTGTTGCATGGGGTTTTTCTCTGCCTTCAGCTTCAGGCGGGTGTGATAGATTTCCGCATACTTGGAAGGATCGTGAACATTGCGGGAAAGCCACTTATAAACCAGCATCAAAGACGGGTAATAGGAAGCCACATCCACATTGACAAACCAACCTTCCCCGTGATATTTGGGAATAGCCCCGTGAAGGCCACCCCAAGCGAACACATGGGGAACCCCGGCCACATCCAGTTCAAGGGTTTTGGAATAATCACGGTTCAAGGGGTTCTTGTACCAATTCAAAACTTCCGTGTATTTTTCGATCCGCAAGCTGGGCGGGAACTCAATTTCAAATTCATCATTGTGTTCCCTTTGAACGGCCCCAAGGATTTTGGCGGAAAGCTGTGCTTTGGTGCGGCCAATGTCAGAAATGGGAAGGTGGAACGCCTTCACAAGTGACATTTGGGCATCAAATTCATCTTCCTTCCGCCGTAGCCACACTTCCACCGTCTGTTCCACATCATGGCGGCAATATTTGACCGTTTCGGCCAACTCTGCTTCAGTCAAAGGCCGGTCAATGTCGAAGGGAACAGAAGTTTCTTTTATGGAATGGCCCATGAACGCTTCCAGCGCCTTCAGGCTGATTGGCGGGTTCGGCATCACATCATAATTGATCAGCGGGTATTCCCTGAACAGGCTTGAATATCTGTAACCGGGTTTATTTTCTGCAATGATCCAATCATTCACAGGCTTTGGATCAAACCCACACAGAATGGCCTTCAGGATGTACTGATCATAGTTCCTGGAATTGTAACCGGCCCAAATCACACCTTTGTGTTCCTCATAGAAGCGTTTCAGCTTGTCAGGATCGTTGATAATCACGGTTTCTTTTCGGGCGTTCAGGTCGATCAGGACAACCAGCCAGTCATACCGGAAAACCTCAAAATCATAAAAGATCATCAACTCACATCCTTTCAGCTTTTGTGAAATCGGTCAGCGTTTCCGCCTTATCAGCCCCGCCACGGGAAGGCTTTCACTTGGGGCCATTCCGGGGCTTTCGCCCCGGCTTGAAAGTGAACTTTCAAGTAGACAACAGTTGCTTTGCGGTAGACTATTTGCCTACAATCATTGTAAAAAATTTTGGGTCAGTTTTCAACCTCGAAAACTTCTTCAATGGTGATGGAATTGAAGCGGGAATCATCGTAGTCCACCGCATATTCCAAAGTTCCATCAATAGCTTCCGCCACATCAAGAACAAGCTGGGCAAACTGCTTGTAGCTGGTGAAGCTGACAGGAACACCGGAATCCAGCTTTTCAAGGAAGCCCATAGCAGAAGCGATCATGTTCTTGTCATTCTTGGTGCCGTAAAGGACACGGTTCATGAAAAGGCGCTGGTTCTTGAACTCACCGGACAGGATTTTGAAGGACACGGCCAGCATGGGGCGGTTGGGATCGGCCTTGGTGCCTTTGATCTCCATGCTTTCCAGCTTCACTTCATACTTGCCAGCGGGAATGGTGGGGAAATCACCTCCGCCGTTCTTCTTGGCATCCTCCACATCAGCCTGAAGGCCCTTCAGATCAACAGAACGATCAATCTTGTCAAAATCAATAGCCATAGTTTTTTACCTCCAAAAAATGTATTTATTAAATGGTTTTCAGAAGATCAGCCAACCCACCAAACAGGGTATCAAGCACCTTGGCCGCTTTGTCAGCCGTTTCCTTGGCCCTGTTCATGTTGTCAACTTCTTCTTTCGTAGGGGAAAAACCACCATCAGGAATGAACAGATCATCAGGAAGAACGGTGTTCAGCAGATGATCAAGGGCCGCATCCGCCATCACATCACAAAAATCTTCATGATGTTCAGCGTAATTCCGAATGGCGATCTTGGCGGCGGAACGATGAAGTTCGATCAGGGCTTCACCATCAGCACCGGGCGGGGGGGGGGATCAGGTTGGCGCACACCTGAATCTTGCGGAACAGGCCACGCTTGTTCATTTCCTCTTTGAAATGGTTCAGGGCATCGTTTTTCATTTTGGGTTCCTCCTTATATTTGGTTGGAAAGGATTTTTCCAATTTCCCTGACTGCATGGGCGATCTTCTCACGGTTTATCCGTTTTTCTTGAAGAACACCCGTGATAACTGCGGCTTCCGTCTGAATGTCCTGAAAGGCTCTGTGATTGCTTTCAAGGCCAGCTTCATAGGAAGCAAGGTCTGTGTTCTCACCGGCCTTGGCCGATCTGACTTCTTCATCAGCTTTTTCAGCGTATTCCCGGAAATACTTGGCCGCTTCATAGCCCATGTGTTTTTCAACCAGATATTCAAAATCACGGGCCTTGAAGATGGTTTCAGGCTTCCCGGCAATCATCAGCACTTCAGCCATTATTCTTCACGCTTCTTCCGGGTACGGCGGGGCGGGTTGGCATCCGTCTTGGGTGCGGGTTCCTCTGCCTGTGCCTTGGGGCGATCCCACAGGGGGCAACCATCGGGGCCGCCTTCCTTGTGGCAACGGTGGCCAGCGTCAATGGACGGACAAAGGGGGATTTCCGGGTTCTGATCGTGCTGTCTGAAAATGCGTTCACCGTCCGGGCATTTGGGAAGATCGTTCCAAGGCGGGGTGTCACCGGTGGCCGGTTCATCAACAGGAACAGAATCATCCTTTTCACCGCCGCCCGGTGTCCAAGTTCCATCAGGATCACCACAAGCCGCCTTTGCCGCATCTTCAGCCGGATCATAGTTACCAGCCGGGGGCGGGGTTTCAGTCTTGGCCTTTCTGCCCCTTCTGCTGGGCGCTGTGGTGGGCGTGTCGGTGGTTTCAGGTGCGGGGATAGCCGGGGTATTGCCGCCACGCTTCACGGCTCCTGCGGCCTTCTGGTTGGCTTCCTCGTAGACTTCACAGAAGGCTTCATAATCCAGCGGGATTTCCTTGTTGTGGACAGTTAGCCGCCCACCGCCAAAGATCACTTCCGAAGCCTTGAAGGAAAGAACCCGTTCATCATCGTCCGCCACGATACGGGCCACCAGATCAACCATACCGGCCACCTTGTTTGCCACCTTATCCTGAAGGTTCGGCTTGATGGAACTGATCTTATCGCCGCCCTTGCGGGTCAGGTCACGGCTTCTGTCCTCATGGCTGATCAGGATGATGTTTTCATAGTCCAGATTCACAAGCCGCTTCAGGGTGTTCAGGAACTCACTTCTGACCATATCCCACGCACGGAAGGAATCATCAGATTCATGCTTCCAGCCCTGACGGTCACAGATGTAAACCCGGCACGATTCATAAACATCTTCCAGAAGGTCAACCACGATGGTTCGGAAATCGTTCTGTTTCTTTTCCAGTTCGGCCACGGCATCCATGAACACTTCATAGGCCAACTTGCGCTTGGTGATACGGCCTTCCACCGTAACGGTGTCACGAATGGCGATATAGGGGGCATCCACAAACTTGATGTTGCCATCCGTGTTCAACATCAGGGGATCGGGGAACTGATTGGCAAAGAAGGTTTTGCCGCTGAAGGGTGCGCCGTAAAGCCACACAACCTTCTTCTTGGTGGCGTTCAGATCACGGCGTTCATTCTTGGGAAGTAACATATAATCCCATCCTTTCTGACAATATTCTTCATACTCACACCATCCACAAAAATGGTTTGGGTTCTTGGGAAAGTCTGTGGCTTCAACCATGTGCTTCACATCGGTCAGGAAGTCCACAATCTTCATGGGGTTGTACTGAACCGGCATCAGCGTTGGTTCAGCATCTTTCAAGGCCGCTTGCAAGCGGTCACGGAATTGGGAAAGGGTTTCGGTGCTTTTCTGCCTGATCTTGGGCTTGGGAACAATCAGGAAATACATATTTCTGATCCGGTGGCCGGAATGGGTCAGTTCATACCAATACTTGTATTCGTGAAGCTGACCGGAAACGGCGTAGTTCTTGGCGTTGTTGGAATACTTGAAATCGTACAGATCAAACAAGGTTTCATTGGTTCTGGAATCCCAACCACAGGGCCACAGGTAATCCATAAAGCCGATGAAATCGCCGTTCCCAATGGGCAATTCAAAGGAACCACCGGGCGGCAACATGGCCTTTGCCTTGGGGATCATTGCTTCCAGCTTCATCATTTCATGAATGTGATCATCCGTCAGAACCGGGAAGCTGTTCTTGTAGAAGTCAAGGGCTTGTTCAGCCCCTTCTTCAATGCCGGTGTGAAGGGCGGTGCCAAGGATCAGGGCGTTGTCTGCGTCCGTGTTCGGGATCGTGTCTAATCCATCAACATATCGCAACCGATATTTGAATGGGCAACGATCAAACACTTCAACCCGGCTATGGGAAAATCTTGTGGACACGATTTCACCCCCTTTATTATGTCTTGGAATGTGTCAAACCCTTGTGGGTATAGCACCATTGCTATTCCGCCGCTATTATTGATTTGGCGAATATTCCGCTTCTGAAGCACAGATGGGGTTCCGTTAGTGGCCTTCAGCTCCACTTCAAGGGCAATGCCCTTCACGGTGATCCGCATATCGGGAAGGCCGCTTTTCACATACCGGCTTCCACCCCAACGCTTTTCATAGAAGCCACAGGGAGGGGCGCTCATGCGGTCAACTGGTTCACCCAAGGGATAAATCCCTTCAGCTTCCAGCCATTTCTTCAGGCGATTTTCAAAGTTTTTTTCACCGGCCATCAGCTCACCCCTCCAACATCTGAATCAGGCTGTGAATACCTCTGACTTGGGTGAAGCCCTGAATTTTACCCGTTCCAGCGTAGAATTGGAACAGTTTATCATCAGACTTCCGCCAACAATGGAAATGTCCGGTTTGCTCATTCTTCAGTTGGTATTCAATGCCGTGGGCTTCAAACTGCTGAATGGCATAGGCGATCCGGTCGGGGTTCTTTGCAACCCGTTCTGAATGAACCTGTTTGGCATGATTTTTCAGGGCATCCCACACTTCATCCCTTGCCATCGGCCCCACCACCTTCCGCCAAATAGTCACACCATGCAAGGAAGGCACGGCGCAACGGGTTAGTGTTGCCATCATCGGCCCATCCAGCAAAGCCAATCCACCCATCCCGGTTGAAGCTGATACATTCACGCCGGGTGAAATAGTGGGCGTTCATGTAGATGTAACACTCGGTAATGTGGCCGTTGGTGGCCTTCTTCATGTCAACCCGTTTGCTCAAAGTCATGGTGACGGAAGTTTCACCGGCCTTATTGGATTTCTTCAATTCCTTCTGAAGCATCATGCAAAGGATCAAAATATCACCTTCATCAATGCTGTCATAGGTCAGGCCCTTGGCGCTGAAATACTCCCGAAGTTCATTATTGGTGCAAACAGGTTCAAAGCCTCGGCAACTCATGACTTATCCCCTTTCAGGGTGATCTTCACATAACCGGCCTTGGCGGTGGTCTTGGAACACTCGGAAGCAATGTCCGGGTATTTCTTCTTCAGCTTGGTGGAATCAATGCTGGTGGCATTGGTGGGCTTCACAAGGGTAAGGTTCAGAACATCGGATTCAAACTTATCCACGCCGAACTTCACCATTGCTTCATACAACTTAGCCTTCATTTCCTTTTCCTGTTCCTCAATGGCCTTCTTGTGGGCGGTCAGAGAAGCAATGGCATTCAAGGTGGCAAGCTGGGTGTTCTTGAACTCCTGAAGGGCCGTTTCTTCATCGAAGGTGGCCGAACCACAGGCGTTCGGGTTTTCCTGACAGGAATCAGGGCAAGTGTGGAACTCCGGGCATTTGTGGCAACACCCATCGAACTTTCCACGGGGGCAAGCATTTTCACATTTGATCATTTTTCTGGTTCTCCTTTCAGATAAACATTCAACTGCTTCAGGCCGAAGGCGGAAGCGGCTTCATGGTTGTCAAAATAAATGTCGATCTGGTTTTCACCGTATTTGTCAATCACCCATTGGGCGGGGCGATCCTGAACGATGTATTCACCCAAGCCTTCCACTTCCACCACGGTTCCCAAAGGAAGCGGGGAAGCACAGGAAACACCGGCCTTCAGTTCCACACCAGCGGCACCATACACAATGCCGTTGGGCCGGTTCTTGGCCCATTCGCCGCAACACTTTTCACAGGAACAATAGGCGGTAATTCTGAAACTGCCCAACAGCACCGGTTCAGGTTCGGCGGGTTCTTCCACCAGCGGGGTTTCCACCGGCTCCAAGGTCACATCCGGGATCACGGCGGTAAGCTGATCCGGTTCAATGGGGGCATCCGGGGCCTTGCTGTTGACAGCAGAACAGCGCCCAAATACAAACCCCATTGCAAGGCCCATTGCAAGGCCCATCAGAAGGGCCACAAGGAACATCCGCCTGAACCGCTGGTTAAGGGCTTTGCGGCGCTGTTGCCGTTTCATATCTTCTGAACAGTTCATCGTTATAATCCTTTCTCATATTCAGGGTGGTCAAAATATCTTCTTCCACCGTGCCGGGGCAGATCAGCAGATAATAGAAGCATGGCCGTTCTTGTCCCATGCGGTGAATTCGCTTTTGGCTCTGCTCCCACAGTTCCCAACTTTCGGGAAGGCTGAAATAAATAATCTTGTTGGCCTTTTGGAAGTTGCCCCCTCTTGCCCCGGCCTGATACTGAATGAAGGTCACAGAATTGGATTTGAAATTGTAAGCGCCCAAATCCTTGACTTCACCAGACTGGATGGACACAGGGCGGTTCATGCCCTTTACAATTCCCTTCATGCGCTCCATTTCTTCAGTGAAGTTATAGAACACAATCAAGCGATCTTCCGTACTCTCCACCAGTTCCCGAAATGCCTTATACCGGTTCGGGTTATATAGGCCGCAAAGCTGACGGGCATACAGGCGGCGGGTCAAGCTGGTATCACCAATCAATTCCCGCTCATAGCTTTCATTGGAACCCCAAAAATCTGAATCAAGTTCAAATTCCTGAAGGGTGGCGGTGTTTATGCTGATCGCCCGTTCCCGCCAGAACTGCCAATAAAGGGGGGAAGGCTGGGTTTTCACTTGGATCATGTTCTTTTCAGGAAGGTCAATCCCGGCATCATCGGTGGTCATAAATACCGCCCCATGTTCAGCCAGCTTCTTCTTCAGCCGGTCAACATTCTTATAGCCGGTAATCTGTTGCCGCCAAAAGCCATCGGTTTCCACCCATTCCGTTTGAATGTACTGCTTCCAGAACAATTCCTTTGAAATCTTCCACCCCAACAGTTGGCATTGGCTCCACAGGTTTTCATACTTGCCGCCCGTGGGGGTGCCTGACAGAAGGATCACATTATCCGGTTTCAGCCCAAGAATGAACTTTGACCGTTTGGCGTTCTCGTTCTGGATCAGGGAACTTTCATCCAACATCAGCGTGAAGCCGGTCAGGGTTTTCAGCACATTCCGCCTGAAGGTCAGTTCGTAGTTGATCACGCCAATCATCAGGGTTGGAACTTCATGCTGAACCTGTTCAAAGAACCATTTGAAGGTTTTGGGGTTGGTCAGGTCGAACACACAATTCCGGGTGTAGTGGTCTTGAAAATGTTCAATCCAGTCTTGAACTTTTGAACATTGGCACACCACCAGATTGATCCGCTTGTTCAGCTTCATCATTTTTTCGGAACCAACAAAGGTTTTCCCAAGGCCCATATCAAGGTAATAGGCCACCCGGTTCTTCCCCTCGGTTTCATCAAGGGCCTGTTGCTGGTGCTGAAACAGCGTGATCATAGGGTTTCAGGCCCTTCAATCATGGAAAGGTAATTTTCCACATTCACACCACGGGAAAGAAGTTCGGCCTTCATAGCCATTCCCAAGGGGCTGTTCAAGGCGTAATCACTCACCTGTTCCGGGGAAAGGGAAGTGATGTTGAACAAGGACTGTTTCACCAACTCGGAATGACCGCCACCGAAGGGATCAAAAGGGCAACAGTCAGGGGTGGCTTCAATGTCACGAACCACCATAGCTATCACCACGCCGGGGCGGTTCTTCAGCATCTTCACCGTGTTCAACAGGTGATCGGTTCCCATTTCTGCGGGGCGGAAAGCCTGTCCACCGGCTCCGATCCACAAGGTTCCATCAAATCTGGTTTTCATTGCTTTACTCCTTTTCTAAAAATCAGGCCGTAAGGCCGAAGAAAGAATTGAACTGATCAGCACCCACATAATCACGGAACTTGGTGGGGTTGATGTAGTAATTCCAGCAAGCGCCGGTTCCGGGAACAGCGTTCCCGAAGGGAAGAAGGCCACGCTGAAGGCCGATTCTGACGAACTGATCAGATTTGCCCATGCACCGGGCGGCTTCCTTCACGCTGATCTTCTTGATGGGCGGTTCCGCAACCGGGGCGGCTCCATAACCCATCAGGTAATCAAAGGATACGCCGGTGGCATCGGCAAGGGCCTTGATACGGTCAGGGCCGGGGGTGTTCTTCCCGGAAAGGTATTGGCTGATAGCGGCCTTGGAAGCCCCGGCCTGTTCAGACAGGGCGGATTGGCTCATGTTGGTCTGTTCCATAGCGTTCTTCAGACGCTCTGCAAAAGTGGTCATTGTGCATACTCCTTTCATTTTTCAAGATTTCCGTGTGTAAACACGGCGGACAGTAAGAAATAACATCCCGGCCAATGTCGGACAGCTTTTCGGGATAGGTCAGGGGAAACATTTCCCCACACTTCTTACAGCGAACTTGGCGGGTGATCATCATTGGCTTACCACCTTGAAATGACCGGGTTCCTTCATCGGTTCCACATCCACGGTGGAAACCAAAGCCCACCAATCAGCTTCCGGGTAAAGATTGCGGTCACTTCTCAAAATGGTTCGATCCTTGAAGTGAACGGCCTTCCAATCCTTGGTGTCAATCAACTTCATTGGTTATCACTCCTGTTCTTCAAAGGCCACTTCACATTCCCCACAGAGAACATGAACTTCCTTGGTGGCCCGGATGATGGTTCCGCAACAAGGGCAAACATATTTGCGGGAACTTGATCCCCCCGCCCTTCCGGGAACCCTTCAGCGGATTGGTACGGGGCCGAACCAGACAGAACCCGGATTTGCCAAGGGATTTCACGAAGGCTTCAGCTTGCGGGTTCAGGGCGGTTTTGTGCCATCCGTACTTTTCGCCTTTCTCCACGGTCAGCCCGTGGGCTTCAGCGGTTTCCTTGAACTTCCGGTTGTGGTAGGAACCAGAACGGGAAGTGTCTTGAACATTGTCCTGAAGGTTCTGAAGGTGAACCATTTCGTGAAGCAAGGTTCCACAGGTTTCTTCAAAGGGGCGGTTCAGGTATTCGGCGCACAGGTTGATTTCGTAATAGCCGCCTTCCTTGGTGCCGTCTTGCCATGCCTTCCAACCAGTACACCACCCATAGGCCCCACGGGTATGATCCGGGGAAACGGTGATCACAGGCTTTTCCAGCTTCCCTTCAAAGAAGGCTTTGTTGAACTTTGAAAACAAGGTTTCAAGTTCATCAATGACCGGTTTCAAACTAACTTCATTCATGGTTCTTACTCCCTTTGTAGACTTTTTGCCTACTTAACAGGCAAAAAAAATCGCCACTCGTTCTTCTTCCGTCAGGCCAAGAAGATCATACAAAGCCTGAATCTCATTGGCCCGAAATTCACTACGGTTATTGATCTTATTCAAAAGGCCCTGATAGGTAATTCCAATCTTCTTGGCAATAAACCGAAGTTTATAACCGGACTGGTCGATCTTCTCACGCAACAGCTCTGTGTTGGTCATACGGCAATCACCCCTTTCTTCAAAATCGGTAGGCATCTTGTCTACACTCACATACTACCACGATGTAGGAAGAATGTCAACATCTTTTTTGAAAAAGCTAAAAATATGTTGACAAGCCGCCAACAGCGCCGTATAATTAGTAACAGAAAGGGGGTCATTCACTTGTCCACAATAGGAAGCAGAATTCGCAATCGCCGGGAAGAACTTGGTTTATCCCAAGATGAACTTGGTAAAAGATTAGGGTACAAATCCCGTTCTTCAATAAATAAGATTGAACTTGATCAGCGTAACCTTACTCAATCTAAAATCAAGGCTATTGCTGACGCATTAGATACTACACCGGCCTATATCATGGGATGGAATGAACCAAATCAGAAACTTGACGCTGAAAAACTGAAGTTCTTTGATAATCTTTTTCCCATTGAAACCAAGCGTTTCCCGCTGTTGGGGGATATTGCTTGTGGCAAACCCATTGTTGCCAATGAAGAAAAGGAACTATATGTGGAAGCTGGGGCCGGTATTCAGGCTGACTTTTGCTTACGGGCAAGGGGTGATTCCATGATTGGGGCCAGAATCTATGATGGTGATATTGTGTTCATCCAGCAACAGGATATGGTTGATGATGGTGAAATTGCCGCCGTTATCATTGATGATGAAGCTACTTTGAAGCGGGTGAACTATTATCCTGAAAAGAACTTGCTGATTCTGAAAGCCGAAAACTCTAAATATGAAGATTTGATTTATACCGGTGAAGAACTGAACCATATCAGAATTCTTGGAAAAGCCGTAGCCTTCCAAAGCGATATTAGATAGAAGGTGATTCGGTGAAGAAGTTCTTGAAAGGCTTTGGAATCTTCTTTTTCAGTTTCGGGTTTATCGTCTACACAATCATGTTTTTTACGGAAGCGCCAGAACTCCGCCCCGTGTTCATCATGATGGATGCCATTATGGGGTTCTTCCTGTTCCTGCTTCTGCGAAAAAGAAAGCCAAAACAGAAGGCCCCACCCAAAACAGAACCCACCGTTCAGGTTCATTCCAATCTAAACCCGGAACGGGCTATTAAATCCATGCCGGGGGCCTACACCGTAGCAGAAGCCAAAAACCATGTGCGGATTGTTCAAGATTGCTTGAACATCTTTGAAAAGACAAAGAACCTTGAAACATTCTTTTCCCGCTATGAATATGGTATGCAAATAGCCCTGACGGTGGATCAAGCGGCCAAGGCCGGGATCATCCCTTACACATCTGATCTTCCAGCTTCTTTCTTCAAGGCGGCTGATAGTCAGAAAGAACGGGTTTTGTTGGATTCCTACTCCGATCAGAAAGCCAAGATTGATGAACTGAAAACCGCAAAGGCTAAAGCCACCCATTGGAACCGGTATCTGAACACCCTGAAAGAATACGAAGATCAATATTCCATGAACCCTGATTCTGAATATCCTGAAGTTCTGGAACAGGTCAAAGGTGAACTTGACAAACTTGATCTGTCCACATCTGTTCCACCGCCTGAAGCCTAAAAACACAGGTAAATCAAGGTTTTGGAACAGATGGTACAGATAAAACGCCGGTTCCCTATATACTCTTTTTCTTTTATATTTTTTTCTCTATTCTTTGAAGTAATATAGCATCTGTACCATCTGTTCCGTTCCTCAAAACCTCCACAGTTCAAGGCTTTTTGATGGAACAGATACGGAACAGATACAAAAAAAAATGACCGCCCCCGGTCTTGCACACCGGAAGCGGTCAGGCGAAACAAACCCTTTTGAAGTTAATGTTTCAAACGCCTTTGAACATTATATCACATGGGGTTTAGCTTTGCCATACCCAATTTTGAAAGTTCAGGTGATATAATGCGAAATCCAAACGGGTATGGAACGGTTGCAAAGCTATCAGGCCAACGCCGCCGCCCGTACATCGTGAAGAAAACCATAGGATGGAATGACAAAGGCCATCCCATCTATGACATTATCGGCTATGCTGAAACCCGTGAAGCCGGGAACATCATGCTTGCTGAATACAACCGTGATCCTTGGGATGTTGACCGGGCCAAGATCACCCTTCAACAGCTTTTTGACCTCTGGAAAGAAAAGAAGGCCCCGAAGCTGGGGGAATCCAACCGTTCTTCCCTCTGTTCAGCGTTCAAGCATTGTTCAGCGTATGTGAACAAGCCTTACAAGCAACTGCGATCCTACCAAATGCAAGAAACTATTGATGGTTGTGGGAAAGGGTATAGCACCCAAGCGGCCATCAAGAACCTGTGGGGCCACCTTGACCGGTTCGCCCTTGAAATGGATATAATAAACCGGTGCTTCTCCGAACTTCTGGCTTCTGATCCAATACCGCCCACCAGCCGCCTTCCGTTCACCAACGATGAAATCAAAACGGTGTGGGAACATCAGTCTGATCCTTGGGTTGATACTGTTTTGATCTTGCTATATTCCGGGTGGCGTATCTCTGAATTTTTGAACCTGAAACCTGAAGATATAGACTTGAAGGAAGGCACGATGAAGGGCGGCACCAAAACGAAGGCCGGTAAGAACCGCATTGTTCCCATCCATCCAAAGATCAGGCCCTTGATTGAACGGCGGCTTGCCGAAGGTGGCCCCCGGCTGATCAGCTACAATGGGAAGATTTGCAATCAAACCCAATACCGGATATTTTGGGCGGATATTATGAAGGCCCTGAAGCTGAACCATACCCCGCACGAATGCCGCCACACCTTTGAAACCAAATTGGATAGCGCCGGGGCCAACCGGAAATGTATTGATTTGCTCATGGGTCATGTGTCCAAGGACACGGGAAACCGGGTCTATAATCACAAGACTTTGGACGAACTGAAGGCCACCGTGGAACTGATTCCATAGGGTTCAAACCGGTGAACATTTTAGGCCGCTGAACGCTGAACTATACACACATTAGTAACAAGAAAACCCCGAACCCCTGAAAAATCAAGGGTTCGTGGTTCGTCTGTTTTTATTGTACCATGTCCGCGGACAGTTTGAAAGAACCAGAATGAAAGGAAAATGCGGCTGTTTTTGTGTTTTTATCGTGAAAAGTGCGCAAAAAACAACGCCAAAATTCGGCGTTTTGACGACAAAAGTCGTACTTTCACAACTTTTGCTGCTGCTTTTTGTAAAATGCGGGCATAGACAAGGAATCGTTTGTGCGGTATCTTATAATCAAAAAATAAAATAGGGAGGTTTTACTTATGGCCAGTTTCCCGAAAAGTTTTCTGTGGGGCGGCGCAACGGCCGCCAATCAGTGCGAGGGCGCATGGCAGGCGGGCGGCAAGGGCCTTGCCACCGTGGATGTGACCCCCTTTGGGCCGGACCGTATGCCGGTGGCCCGGGGCGAGCTGGAAATGCTGGAATGCGACGCAGAGCACTATTACCCCAGCCATGAGGCCATCGACCTGTATCACCACTATAAAGAGGATATCGCCCTCTTTGCCGAGATGGGCTTCAAATGCTTCCGGCTGTCCATTGCATGGACCCGCATCC